GGTGCTTAGAGTACACTCAACTATTTCTTCTTTTACCCATTTCTGGGAAAAGAGTTATGGTAGGTTATTCTATTCAAAACCCACAGGTGCCAGCTGCGAGAGAAGAACTTCTTCCAGCTACCTATCCAGCCGCCTCCCCCTTCCCCTCATTGCTGAGGGTATCTCGGAGGTCCCCTTTAACGATCCGGCGTCTAAGACGCACCCATAGTCGAAAGAAATCGACAACAGATACAATCTCATTTTCCGGAGGCCGTTTAAGGGCTTTGTTACATGATGGTGTGATTAAATCCACCTTTCCGCAGTTATTCACTACTTGTTGCCAAATAGCGGACACATTGGAAACGACTAAACTGATGTTTTGTCGATGCAAGTGCTGGACCGTTTTCTCCATCGCTTCGAGGGTCTTTTGCGTCTTCGCAACGGCCTCATTAGCCGTTTTGTCGACCAACCTACCAGCTAAGTCCAGCGGACCAGTGAAGAAGATGTCTTCTTGCATCTGATCCAACCTTTCTTTCGCTGGAATAACCACGTCGTTCATTAAGCTGGTTGCCCAAGGAACGAACGAGATCACCTTCGCGTACGGGTCATAACCCGCACCCGAATAGGGTGAACTAGACGTGAGCCAATCAACCCACGTCTTGAATGCAAAAGTGCCTCCCGAGAGCGGTTGAGTCAAAAGGACCAATAAGATTCGCAACCTCTGTGGAACCCTTGCCCACGGAAGTGCGACCTTACTGGCTCCTTTGAAACCTGTGCCGAGCGCTCGAACAAAGTTTGCTAGAGACCCGCCTGGATACCACGCTGATAAGGCGTGCGCGACCCCAAGAGTATTCTGGGCAGCTGCCCAGAACTTCAAGGGAAGGCCGCTAACATGCTCTCCTCTAAAGTAGAGCTTCTTAGCGAACTCTAAAGTTTTACCTTTAGCCACCAGGGATTTCGCAATCCCTATACCGAGACCGATCCGTTCGCAGAACTTCACGTACTGCTTAGCCGTTCCGTCGTGAGCGATAACAATGTCATCGCCCAAGACGGCATACAGGTCAAACCACTGCTTGTATCCTGCTTTGTAAGCAGCATACTGCACAATTGCGTGATGAGTTAAGGCCAACATTCCCCAAGATGAATAGGCTCCCATCGGTTGACCTACTGCGTAGGTCAAGTTGATGCCTTTGTCAGCCACCTTTGCTGCCTTAGCAAAGAAACTACCTAGGTAGTAATTACGGCCGACTAGGAGACGTCTCCATGTTGCGGCGAACTTTCCACCAAAGATCTGCGCAAGCAGAAGTCCTTGGAGCAGGACCGGTAACCGGTCAGTCGCTGCAGAGAGATCATACGAATATATCGTTTGATCGGGACTTACCTTCCGAAGGAGCTTTATCACGGGCTCCAACTGATTGTAAGTACCGTCTTGTGGAATATCCTCTAAAATAGAGAATATCCAGTCATGCAGCGGCTTTAGGGCTACCTGCGTCCAGTAGTCCACTATGGCAAACACGCGGGCTTTACCCGCGGGTTCTATCTTCACAGATAGTCGACCGTTTGCAAGAGAACCGTTGACACACTCTCGTGTATCATTGGCTTTCGTGTACGCGGCGATGTCACAGATCGACTCCATAAGGGTCCATAAGGACTTAGTCGTCCCATAACCTCCCGGTATTACCGAGAGATAGTTGAGAAGACTTCGTCCCCACTGTCCCGAAACCCAGCGCCCCGCTGAGTTCCATCGGGTCCCAAATGAAGTTTTAGGACCGCGCTCACCAGGTCCCACAAATGGGATATCTGCTGACGCTTTTCTAATGGCGAAAGGTGTCGGCCGAGGAAGGTCATCTGTCCCTATGTCCCTCAACGGCAAACCTGTCATATCTGATAGGTATGAAAGAAACCGAGTCCTTACAAACCACACCCATTCGACCTTCAGCTCGCGTTGCAACGCGATACCTGGGTCGGTGATTGTGTTAAGTTTGAACACGGGATCAATCAGAACTATCCTATAAAGGCCTAACATCGTAAGCCAGAATCGAATCGTGGAAGTATCTCCTTTACGGATATACTCTCGTGCGTAACGAGGTATAACCGCAGGGAGACCACCTCCGCGGCGGGCAACCGCTACTCCCCCGATTACTCGGGAGGGATACGTCGAAACTGAACCAGGCAGACCATGAATTAACATGGTATGCGCTGTCTTAAGATATAGTACCAGACCTTTCTTACCACACCGTTGTACGGTAGAGGCTACGAACTGGGCAAAATACGCACATTGAATAGCCTTACTACGAGTTAACCTACCTGACACAAGACGGGCCCATGAAATCATGGGTTCCATCATGTGCCGCCACACTTTTAGATGTGGCCGCCACGTTGATAGTCGTTGTGATACCCTAAGATTCTGAACTTTCAGATTCTTGAGTAGCATAACTGTGTTCCTGATTAAAGGTTCACCTATCACGACTTCGGTTTCCCCTTGCGGGGGCCGCAGGCGCTCCTGAGCGGAGACGGAGGTGATCCGTTGTACGGTTTTCCAAGGCAACTTACCTTGATCCACGTCACCCCTCGATCCTCTTTGGGATTTCTCCCTCCAAGAACCGATTTTTGACGCTTCCCAAGTTCGCTCCCGAAACACGTACACCCTCGCATGGATAAACATCCTTCGTGGCTTACGGGTCTCGCAGAGAGCAACGCCCCTCGTCACTCCCATTGAGAGATCGTGATCGTCGAAGAAACTAGTTCGGAAATTCCGCACTTTCCTCGGCCTCGGTGACCTGGGTCTTTCTCCCAGGGCTGTACCAATTGCGTACGGTTTCCCCTTGTAGCTCCTCGAGTCTGCTTGTTCTGCACAAGTTGTCTTTCGACCTTGTTTCAGCTCACGCATTCTAATCCCTTAAGCCCCGCGCGGGGTCTCTACTTTGAGATCTCGCCCCCAAGTGTGCTTAGAGAGAGGCGCCCGGCCGTAGTAAACTACGCGACGTGCCCTCACCTTACACGTGTCTAAACAAAGACTATCGGAAAGACCGACACTTTATCTTGACCTCAGGTTGAGATAGAGCAAGTTCTGCTCCGACTGGGTTTACAC